GTGGAAGCAGTACCGTTCCCATGACTCTCTTTGCGGCTTCAGAGCCTTGCTTCAAACGCTGAACGCTGTCGTCGAATGCGCCGAGCTTGGCAATGGTTTCTTCAGAAAGTACTGCGCCCATGCGCTTGGCTTCATCAGTCAAAGCCGCGATACCTTCGCTGCCTTGAGCAATCAGCGGATTCAAGTCTTGAGCAGATTTGCCGAAGAGCTGCATAGCAAGAGCATCGCGTTCCGTTTCATTGCTGACTTCGCCGAGAGCGTCGATTACCTCCCAGTAGACGTCCTCACTGTCGCGCAGCGTACCGTCCGCATTTGTGACTGCCACGCCAAGCTGTGCGTAGGCATCGGCATACTTCGCCGACCCCTGCGCCGCATTGGACATAGACTTGACGTTTTTAGCCATAGACCCGGTGAGGGTATCAAGTGAAACATCCACCAGATCGGCGGCGTAGGAGTATGCCTGGAGGCTTTCCACACTCATGCCCGTAACTGTCGACTGCGTGAGCATTTCGTCTGCGTAGGCGGCGGCTTCGACCGTCATGTCCACAAGAGCCTTACCCGCGGCTATGGCGGCAGTGCCGATTGCTGCAAGCGCAACGCCCATAGCCGTGCCAACGCCCTTGACAATAGAGCCGAGCTTGCTGAATTTGCCGCCCGATTTGTCCGCCTGATCTCCGGCGTTGTCCAGCTCATCGCCGAATTTGTCCGTCTGCTGGGCTGCGTCGTGCATTTCATCGCCGACGTCATCGATGGCTTTTTCGTTCTGCGAAAGCTCGCGCTCCATGCCGTTTAGCTCCGCTTGGGCATTATTCAAAGCGGCGACCCATTGCTGGGTGCGCTTATCGTTCTCTCCGAAAGAGTCAGAGGCGTTTTCGAGAGCTTTCCGCAGGGTTTCGATTTTTTCTTTCTGTGCTTCGATTTGCTTGGAGAGAACCTCGTTTTTCGACGTGAGGGACTCCACGCTTCGCTCGTTGGAATCAAACTGGGAGGTGGCGAGCTTCATCTCCGAGCCGAGAACCTTAAACTGCTGATTGATATCGGACAGGGCTTTTTTGAACTCTTTTTCGCCCTCGACGCCAATTTTGAGACCGAAATTGTCAGCCACAGCTCACCACCTCCTTATAACCCGCCGGGGATTATTTCATCGATATTCCATATGCGTTTGGGTTTTGTCATGCCGTTGAACTGCATATACACCTCCCATTGGTCGAGAAGATGACCGAGCGGCATGAGCCACACTTCAGCTTCCGACCGATGCAAGAGGGATACGCCGTAAAAAATCAGCCGGGCAAACAATTCTTCATCGCTTACCCGACCAGTGCGTTTTTTGAGGAGTCGTCCTCGCTCTCCACATCGCGCTTCGCGCCCTTCATCATGGCCTGCATGATGCTGTCCTTGTACTCGGCAAGCTCAAAAGGCGAAGTGAGCAGCTCGACAGCCTCCTCTGTGAGCATTTCCTTTTTATCCTCCGGGTTTTGCAGATTATGGACAAGTACGGACTGGTTGACGAGCAGGGTGATGAGCCACACGATTTCATCGAGAGCCATCTCGAAGTTTTCGGTTTTCATCAGCTTTTCGCCGAGGTTGGAAAGGCCGCCGTACCTTTTTGCGATTTCTTTTGTAGCGCGCGTAGTGAGAATCATCTCGTAATCTTTCCCGCCAATACGGACGGGTGCGCTTCTATCATCAGCCATTATCCCTCACCTCCCACAGTAGGCGTGAACACAGGCTCGTAAACCTGCGAATACCAGCCGGAGATAACTGTTGCCGGAACATCCGCATCGCCCTCGGTCGCTTCCGCTTTCCACGGATGCTTACCGTTGAGGTCGAGCTTGTTTCGCCGCAGCACAGTCCCCTCGATGGTAGGCGTAGAAAAAGTGATGGAGTCGCCCTTCGTGGCGAGATTGGTGGCGGGAACGCCGAATTTGACGCGGTACAGCCAAAAGTAACGGTATTTGCCGTTGGACTTCTTGGCTCTAAAGCCGATAGCGACAGGATCGCCGCCGTCCTCTGAAGCCGCGATGACAACGCCGTTGTCGTCGATCTTCGCCCCGGTCAGGTCTTCGGCTGTGGTCTTGCCTATATCGTCAATACCCAGGGAGAGCGTTCCGCTTTTAAATTCCTTGACGACCTCGGAAGGGCCGTCGTCTGCGTAAAGGGTCGCTTCGGCAAGTTCGACCGAGAGGTCGGCTTGCATCGCCTTTGCAAGCTGCACGGGAGCGGCGTAGGTTTCGTCGCCGTTGGCCGCCTCCGTGATTTTCGAGTAATATAGTCTGTCAAGACCGATAGTAGCCATAATTCATTCCTCCGTGTTATAAACTTGCGTCACGTCAATGGCGCTGTGGTGATACCCCGTGTCGTCCTCGTGAGTGATGTACCGCCTGTCGGTAATTGTGATTTCCGAGGCGAGCAGGGCTTCAACAATGCGATTTCGCGTCCGCAGATAGTTGCCTTTGTCAAAAAGCGAGATTCGAATTTCCTGCACCTCATGCAGTGGATGATTGTCCGCGAACAGCTCAAAGCTGTCGGTGAGTGGCGTCAGTACGGCGTAGCAAGCGGGAGGAGTTCCCGAAAACACGCCCGTTTCGACTGGAATTGACAGTTCGACCAGAATGGTTTTCAGCGTGGTAAGCAAAAATCTGTCATCGCCTTCGACCCTCGTGTAGAGAGCATGGACGGTCGTGTCCTGCGTAATATAACCAGTCGGCTCGCTCCACCCTTCAAAGGAGTATCCTTCGCGCACGGGGTTGGAGGGCGGCGTGACCGAACCGCCGTATTCGACCGTTTCCGACTTCAAGACCGTCCCGTCCCAGTCAAGGTACTGTACATCGTAAAGAGCGACGCCTTCCTCGGCGGTTATTTCCACCTCACCAAGCCCGACAAAGGTGTTGCCGGGCATATAACCACTCTCACATACGATCCATAGCGTGTCGGTCACGACGGGTTCGCTGAACTCTATATCAAGCGTTGAAAAAGATTCTTCGGCAAATTGTCCCTGACCAATACGACGCCCCATATCCGCATCGGCGTAAACCGACGCAATTTTTGAGAGGTGGCTGTAGCTCGAATACTTGTTATAGAGCTTCAGATGCGTTATTCGCAGGGTGACTGGAAACGACCACTTCCACCATGCTGGAATTGCATCCCTCGCCGACTCCCAAGAGGTATTTGAACCTTCGTGGATACCGTCTGCGGCTTTCCACGGCAAAGCGACTGATGAAGCGTTCTGTGAGCTTGCGGAAATAGTGCCGTAGTCGGTGTTGGAGCTAACGATGGGCTGCGTCCACGATATCCATCGAAAACTGCTCATATCCGATCCACCTCCTCCTCAAACACCCGCTTCATAGCATCGATGCACTCGCTCTTTGACGCCGATTTTGCGGGTTTCAGAAAAGGTTTCGGGGCTTGACCATGTTTCCCATATTCCAGAATATTGGCGATTTTGGCGTTACTCTCGCCGTTTTGTCGCGGCTCGGAAAAGCCGATCTTCACATCATGGTTGCCCTCGCGGTTGACCCTCGGCTGTGATACGCCTAAAGCCCCGGCGAGTTGACCTGTGGATTTGGACTCGGTTTTGGTATTCGCCCCTATGACCGATTCGAGGTTGCTCCGAACCTTATCGGCGACGATCGCGCCCCCGGCTTCGAGGGCTTTGCCCGTGATTTCGTCGGTCTTGTCGCCAAGCCGGGACAGTTTCAGAAGGAAGTCCTCCGGCATTTTGATATCGCATTTAGCCACTCGGCTTCACCTCCTTAGCCAGCACTTCCACATACATCCCACGGCCTTTCACATCTTCCACGGAGGTGATCTCGAAACGGCCGCTCTCGTTCACGACGACCATAGCGGTCGTAACAGTAATGCCGGGTATTCTACGGAAGCAGAAAAGGTCGGTGGCTTCCGAGAAAGTGGCTCTGTTAGCCCATCTCTCGCTGCCGTGCCGACCTTCTCGGTACGCTCTCACGGAGGCGAGGATATAGTCGGTTTCTGTGGAGAAGCCCTCGCCGTCCTTTGTAATTCTTTTCTCTATGAGGTCTATAAATGTGTTCATCTGCCCATAGCTCATAATCACACCTTCCAATCCCGGTCGAGCCGGAGCAGCAGGTTTACCGTGTTCCATACCTGCTGCCCCGCCTGAACGCTGTCGGCGAAAAAGCCGCCCGTGCTGCCGTC